TGGGCAAAAGTCAAGCTTTGTTTATCCAGTACGTTGGCTAGTGTTGAAATATCATCAAGCATAGACAAAGCATCATTTTGTTGGTCTGCTCCTGAATGGGTACGTTGATAATTCTCTATTACTAGATGTAGTCTAAAAAAGTATTGTTTAGCTATTCGATAGTTACTTTCTTTTTCCCAATCACCACCTACAAATTCAATTAAAACAAGCGGCATATTTAGCAAAGCTGAATTGTTGGTATCTCCAGTATAATCGTCAATTTGATTATTGAACAAATCAATAGATTGAATCTTTGGCATTTGGTCAAGGATTCGATTTTGTATTTCTAAAAAGGTAGTACTACGCCACATTAGTTAAATATATCTTTGAGGTTATTAAAAATGAGTTCATCAATTTGTTTGTCTAAGTCCGTACTATTGCCCATAAATTGGCGTTTAGGGATATTTATTTCTAATTTGGTAGCTAGAGCCATTCTTTTCCATAATTCGTTTCCTGTGGCTTTAAATTTAGCCCAAAAGAAGGCTCTTTGTTTATTAGTAACGGTTTGATTGATTTTGCCTCCTTCGTTATGTATTTGGGCATAATCAATGCCTTTAGCAGCAATCATTACTTCAGAGGGAGAAGCTCGTACAATTCCTATAGATCGTTTTAGTTTGGTAGAGCCAATTAAAATGCCTCGTTTTCTTTTGCCTTCAGCACCTTGGTTTTTCCTCTTCTTCCATTTATCAATCTTACCATTATTTTTGAACCCTTGTCGCCTAAAATTATCTTTAAAAAAGTTAACGCCAAGCTGCCCAGTTAGTCTAGGCAACTTGCGTTTTAACTTTTGATAATCCTTTTGAATCTCCTTGAATTTATTCTTCATATTATCCCTTATTTATAGCCACCTCTGTTCCTTGTATGACTCTTACTAAACCATCCATTAAGGTTTGCTCAACATCAGGAATAGCTTCTTTTACACTAGATATTAATTGCTCTATTCCTACCATTTTTTGAATGGTTACAGTTACATTTCTTGTTTGTGATCCTCCTGTTACAATCGAATTAATACCATTTGACAATTCGCTCTTTGATTTATTATTCAAAGAAGGAGTATCTGACAATTTGAACAAATCTTGTTTTTTTTCTTCCTTGAAAACCTTCTTTTGCACGATGCCTATTTCCTTGCCTATCTTCTTAGAATCTAGTTGAAGGCTTTGGCGTTTTCGGTCTGTAGCTCCTGTAGCTCCAGCTTTAATACTAGCAAGTCCACTTTGTATTTTGTTAAAATCAAAGTCTCTAATTCCTTTGAGTGTTTCAACTATTCCTGCAAGTGTATCTTTGATTCTTGTAATAGGTGTTTGTAGAAAATTAAAGACTTTACCAACGGTATTCCTAAGATTTAAAAAGCCCTTTTGAATATTCTGAATGAATGAAGAGCCAAGAGCTTTATCAATTAAATTGTTAACTGCTCCTATAGCATTTCCAACAAAAGTAAATAATCCTCCTACCGTACTTTTAAGGATATTCCACGTTCCAATTAAGCCGCCACTAAACACGTTCCAAGCTGTTTTTAATGCAAAGGTTAATCCAGTAATATTGGCTAAACGACTAGCAAAACCTACAAAGGCATTAGCAACGAAACTAACCTTGGATAACATAGACCCCATTAGATTTAGTCCATTAAAAAAAGCAATCTTCATTTTAAGTCCTACTATCTTAACTTGGTTGCCTATATTAGCAAAGGATTTAGAAGATTTTAGCTGCGCTGAAGCTAGTTGTTTTTCAAGTTCAACCTGTCTTAATTTTGACTGATTAAAAGCGCCATTTTTAGCCACCAAATTATCTAAACTAGTATCAAAGCTGGCAAAGTTTTTTAGAAGCGCTACAGCATCAGCTGAACCATCGCCAAATATTTGTTTGGCTAAACCTTCTTCTGCTCCTTTGCTAAATTTAGTATTAGCCATTGCTGTACTGATTCCCTTGAGTGCTTGCAAAGCTGTAGTTTTTCCTGAATCAAGATTTGCTTTTAAATTTTTAGCAAATCCCTTTCCAAAGTTCTTATCCAAAAGCCGTTTTACATCACCACCAAGATTAGGAAGATTTTCATTAAAGGAATTAAGTAGTTTAGGAGCGTCTTTTATACCATTAGATATAGATTGTTGGATAATGGCAATTTGTTGTCCAGCAGAAGCTCCAAGCTTCTTAAATCCATTGGTTGATTCTTCTATATTTTTGAGCATATCACCCGCAATGTTAGCTCCTGAAGCATAACCTTTCTTTATAATGTCAAATGCTTGTGCATTGGTTATTTTAAACTCTTTAGCTAGTTTTGACGCTGTTTGAACAGTACTTGTATAGTCTGCTCCATAAACATTACTCAAGGCAGTTGCTTGAGCTGTAAGTTGTTTGGTTTCTTTGGCAGTCCCCCCTAGGAGCTGGTTAGCTATTTGAAGATTGTTCTGCAATTTAGTAGAACTTTCTACAAGTGCAGTACCTAATTTAAAAGCACCAACGGTTGCCAAACCTAATCCAGCAATTATAGGCCCGAAACCACCACCAGCAACTTTTGTAAGTGAGCCAAAAGCAGCCATCCCGTTTCTAGCTCCTGCTAATCTTCCAAGACTATTGAGTCCCGAAAAGTTCTTTTTAAGCTTGTTTGTTCCTTTTGATGTTTTGTCTTTGAATTTTTCAGATTCTTCAGTCGCTTTTTTAAAGTTGTTAGAAACTTTGTTAAGTTGATTAGATACAAGGTCTTTAAGCCTGATTGTATATGTTGCTAAATTCGCCATTGTGCTATCCTTTTTTGATTAATAAGCCTGTTCTAACTTTATTGATATTAGTGGCAAAACCCCAACTTTTAATCAATACATTTTCATTGTTAATTGATAATTCCACTACTAAAGGTTTAGGATTATAGTATTGAATATAAGTAAGTGTATAGCCAGTTTTATTACGCTTGAAATAAACCTCATTAGGCTTTTTTAAAGCAGTAGGTATTAAATCTAAAACATTCCATTTTTTATTATCAAGTAGAGTTTTAAACTCTAGATGTGTTGGGCGCTCATTATAATCAATAAAGCGAACCATTTTATCATTGTTTAGTCCGTTTTTATTGGCTTGCTCTTTGAACCATTCTTGAGCTTGAGCTTTATTTCTAGTAACTTTCTTTGCGGCTTTTACTTTGGATAAAATCTTACTATATACAGGAAGTTGAAAGTCTTTGAAAGAAAATCCTTCTTCAGAGAATTTAGAAATATACATTTGGTCATTCGTAAATACTAGACCATCAGCAGCGCGATTAATAGCAAATCCTGCCTTTTTCATCACTTCAAATTCTTTTCCTAGTTTTGCGATGGCTTGTTCTTCTGTAACCAATTCTTTGTTACCTATTGAAGTCCTAGGAATGTATTCACAACGGCAACCAAAACCATTAGGCATTGTTAATGCTCCAGTTTCACCAGCGCGGAATAATAAGCCATCTAAAGCAGCATGAGAAGGGCGAACTCTATCATCGCCAGCCGTTTGGTATTCCCAATAAGGAAAGTCTTCTGCTACCTCTAAATTTCGCAAATAATTTGATGTACTTTGTGCTGTAGCAAATGCTAAATTATACTCTGTTTTGAGGTGATTTTTATTGTACTGTGTTAATATAGAAGCTGCTTGCTTTTCAAAGTCTGAGAAGCTTTTAGCGTTAGGCAATAACTTATTTACCTCTTGCAATAAAGCTAAATCTTTAGTGGCTGAAAACCTGTATAAGTTTAGTTCAAGTAATGTTCTAGTTAAATGGTCAGGGCTGTTATAATCAATATTCTTAGACTTATTCCAACCTGTATTTACTTGGTCAATTAATCCTTGTGCTAATAGTTGAAAGTACTCTGAATCAAAGCGAGCTTTTCCCTTGAGTTCAAAGACTCGCCTTAAAAGCTTGTCCTCTTCCTTTTGTGATAGCTTTAACTGTAATAAATTATGATCGTGCAAGCAATCACAGTTTAAGCTGTACCTATTTTTTTTTTTAGGTTGGGCTTCCTCTTCTTGATCCTTGTTTTTATCCTCTTCTTTGTTTTGTTTTTCCTGTTCTTTTTGGATCTCCTTTTTTTCATTTGGAGTTAGCTTAATTCCAAAATGTTTTTCAATATAATCTAATGGTATTTGTCCAAAGTTGGCTAGAGTTTTCAATATCTCTACTAAATCCTTCTTAGATAATTTCTCTATTTTTTCATAGGTGAATTTGCCCTTTGAAGTATCAAAGCCGTGCATAGCAAGCAAGGGCTTTAATTGAAAATTTAGAACCATTTCAACCAAGAGTTTATAACCTGCTATCAATTCATCTTCGCCACCTTCTTTGTGTACTTCAGCTTGAGAACGGGAAGAACCATCTTTAGTCGTCATTGTTTGCAATAGGAAGATTAAAAGAAGCTCTTCATCGTTAGCCGCTTTATAATCTTTAAACACAGAAGAACCTGAACCGCCAGCCACTTCTTTTATGTCTGTTTCTGTCCCCATGGGCATTACTATCTTGGCAGATGATCCTTGTTGTTTTGCTTGAGCAACGACTTCAGCTTTTGCATTTGGCTTGTTAGGATCAAATTTATAAACCTGAATAGGAATCCCATATCGTTCTACATATTCTCCCCAACTGCTAATCCCAAAGCGTTTAAAAATTGTGTAAGGAGTTGCTTTGTTTAATAGTCCTAGGTCATTTTTTTGTCCTACCTCCAGTAGATAGTTTATGTATGGTGTATCACGATAAGAAATGCCTGTTTGTTCACCTACATTTTTAACTACTAAACCTTTTTCGGGAATAACATTTTTTCTAGGTATTAAATGAACATCTTTAATAGTTTTGTCTTTAAACTCTAATTCTATTAAAGAATGCCCGTACCATTTAGACTCTACAATATATTTAATGATTTGTAAAAACTTAGGTGTTTGTATCAATTCAGATATTGGATTATCTTTATCCGCTTGTCCATCAACTTTGAATACAATTTTTGAATTAGCACATCTTAAATAAATACGCTCAGTTACAGAAGTAACTAACCCATCTAATAAAGTTTCCTCGTAGATGTCATAGAGAACACTTCTATCAGGATTATCACAATCCTCAGCACTTCTTAAAGCATATCGCCACTTTCTAATATCAGGATTAATTCTTAATGGAGCTTCTACAACTACAGTAGAATTTAAATTTCCGCCCTTATTTGAATTTAACTGAAACGGTCTATCACTCATAGGTATTTTTTATTTTATTCGCTTACAAGGCGATTTGAACACTATTTGAACAGGGTTAAGGTTTAGTTTTAATCCTCTTAATCGTAAAAGTTGTGTCTTTTAGGGTTGGAAAGGATAGTAATGTCGCTTGCTCCTTGATTTATATCAGTTGTTTGAGGATCATCATTTTCTTTCAATGGTAGGAATGGATTCATTTTTTTATTTCTAATACTTTTCAATTTTTCAATAGCTTCTTTGTATCTATCCTTAACAGTTTGAGGTATTCTATTAGTAGGAGCTTTACTAAATAGATGGTATGCCAACAAATCAACTATTATCATTACAATAATTGGGTTTCGATCATCTCGCTGTTCAAAAAAAGCTGCGTTGCTTAAAGCTGTATTAACTGGAGCATTTTGTATACAGGTGTAAGCCACACCATTTGCATCTACAATGATTTGGTTTTCTGTATAACTTTCTGATATGGAAAAATCAAAGACTGAAAAATCAAAAATAGTATCTGTATCGTATTGAAAATTTAGATAAGCTACAGCTTCTTGAACAGCAAATTCTTCTGCTCTTTTTCTATTATTAGCATTAGGAGTAATAACTTGTGACATTTCTGTACTACTCAAAACTGTTGTTAAGTCTGTGTTTGATGTAAACATAATTTAGTATCTGTATTTAGATTGTTTTTGATGTTTTATTACAATTGGAAGCTCTTGGGCTTTTGTCTCTTGGTTTAAAATAAAAATTGCACCTTCTACTGCATCAGGGCCATCGTCAGGCGTTCGGCTTCCTTTTTCGAAGAAAATAAACTGATTAATTAATTCTGCTACGTATTTATCATCTATTAAATCTGAACTTATAAATACATAGCCTTTAGAAAACAAAGGAGACATAACTTCAATTCTACCAAACTTGTTTGGTTTTTTTCTCTTGTCAGCTTCAATAGGGATAGCTAAACCTCTGACTTTTGCTTCATTGTCAAAGTTTATAAGGAGACTATCCTGTATAAAGTTACCTTCCATGAAATACTTAACG